AGTATCTGTTTTAAGAGTATCTGTTTTAAGAGTATCTGTTTTAAGAGTATCTGTTTTAAGAGTATCTGTTTTAAGAGTATCTGTTTTTTCAGAATTTTTATTAATAGAATAATATTGAACTAACACTGAAACTAAAAAATAACCCGAAAAATAACAATAAATATAAAAAGTTGTTGCTGATTGACTTAAAAAACAATATAGGATTGATACTATAAGAAAAAATAATCTAGTATATAACTTTGAATATGAAAATTCTTTCTCTAAATTAGATTTCAAATCAATAATATTATTATCAGTTAAAGGTTGTGAATTGATTTTATGCAGAAATTTTTCAAATAATGGTTCAAAAAAGTTGATTAAAAATAATAAACCGACAAGAATATAATCAAAAAAATATATATTAGTAATCTTGGTATAATCAAATAACATAACTAACAATAAAAAGGAATAAATTAATGAATGTTCATATGGTTCGTAAAAAGCAATTGGATTAGATAAATAATTAAAAAAATTACCTAAATAAAAAAATATAAAAAACAAAGGATTTTCTATACTTAATGTGGTAATAAGAATATAATGAATTCCTTTTAAATATTCCATAAAAGTATTATTTTTGAAATTTTCAAGTAAATAATTATCTTGTAAATCATCATATAATTTACAAGCTAAACCAGAACAAAAAGAAATAAAAATATTTCTAAAAGGAACCATTTTATTTTATATTTAAAAACATAAATAATTATAAATAACTCGGAATTGAATTGAATTAAAATAATAAATACGTATTATTAAAATATAAAAACACTAACATAATAATAGTTAACGTTTTAAAATGTCATTAAATATACACGAAAATATAAAAGATAAGCTGAGATACTTTCATAATATAAAAAAAATACCAAATATAATTTTTAATGGACCAAGTGGTTCAGGTAAAAGTACCATAGTAAATGATTTCATTTCATTAATATATAATGGTAATAAAGAAAAGATAAAGGATTTTGTAATGTATGTTAATTGCGCTCATGGTAAAGGTATTAAATTTATAAGAGACGAGTTAAAATTCTTTGCCAAAACTCATATAAATTCCAATGGAGGAAACACATTCAAAAGTATAGTCTTATTAAATGGTGATAAACTAACAATGGATGCACAATCAGCATTAAGGAGATGTATAGAATTATTTAGTCATAATACTAGATTTTTTATAATAGTGGAGGATAAATATAAGTTATTGAAGCCGATTCTTTCAAGATTTTGTGAGATATATATTTCTGAACCAGAATATAAAGGAAAACAAATAAACTTGTATAAATATAATTTGGAAGAAACTTTCAAATTATCCAGTGTTAAAACACAACGCAATGAATGGTTAAAAAAAGAATTACAAAAATCAATTCCAAAGGATGGAAAAATAGCAGAAGATGAAATACAGACATTTATAACGAAATTATATGAAAAGGCATATAATGCTTTAGATATAATAAATTTAATAGAGGATTGTTCAATAGATTTAACAGATGAAAAAAAATATGAATTATTAATAGCATTTAATAAGGTAAGAAAGGAATTTCGTAATGAAAAGTTATTGATGCTATTTGTAATAAATTTTACTTTTTTGGACACAGAATCACAGTTGGAAAATATATCCTTTATGTAATATATCAGAAATCGTAGTTTTTCGAACCTTCCCTTTAGAATCTGTGTTAAAATTATTCGAACATTTTATATTCAGAAAACAACGTTCATTAAAAGTCACCTATCAAATATTTTAATTGTTTCGTAAATATAAGTAAATTTATTTGTTATATTATCTTTGTTTAAGATAACAAATTTGTATGAAATAACTATTTAATTTTTTAAACAATAATTTTATATCTTTCCCACTATTAATTTTCTAATACATTATATTATTTTTATCTATTATAACTTCCTTAGAAATATTTTTAATTATTTTATTATAATTCTTTTGTTGTTCTTCTTTGGTTGACCCAGACATTACTTCACATATCATTTTCATATACTTATCATTTTGTTTAGATTCAGGATTATTATATTCGGGATTAGCTTTTTGCCATTCAGGGATTTGTTTAATATTTTTATTAGCTACTATTTTGATAGCATTTGTTAGTTTATCTTTGTTTTCATTATCTTTAGTCCATTGGTCATCATCTTTTATATACAAAACATCTCTTTTTGAATCACTACAATGAATAGGTCTTTGAGGTAAATCAATATCATTAAGATTTTTAATAATTATTTTACTGATACCTTCCGCATAACCTAATTTCCCAGTTTCCTCAAGATCGCTTACAGAAACTTGAATTTGATTTACAAAATCAGATAAATTTATAGCATCTTTACAGGTTTCATTTAAAAATACATTGATATTAAATTTGTTGTTATTATTAACTGTATTATTAATTGTTCCAGAATTGCTATTTTGAGCAATTTCAAATAATTTGGTGTTTTGTTCCATAAGCTGTTTATTTTGATTAGACAGTTGTTCAATAAGTAATTTATTTTGTTCCATTAGATATTCTTGAACATTTTTGTCTTCTTTAATAACGTCAATAATCATTTTAGTTTTATTAAATACTTCACATTTCTTTATATGTTTCCAAAGACCACTTTTGGTCTTATAGTTTTGTTTACAATATTGACAATTATGTTCAATATTTTCATAATTTGCTACTTTTGCTACTTCTAAATTGCTACTTTTGGAAATATTATGTTTATCGGTTAACAAATGTTTTTCGTAATTTGATTTTCGTGGTGTATTATAGTAACAAAAATTACAGTTATAATTTTTCTTAGTTTTGCTATTTCCTAAGTTTTCCATTTATTTCCTAAAGTAGCAAAATAAAATAATTTTAAGCTGTTTTTACTAAAAATACAATATTTTTTATCGTAACACTTTTTTATATATTTTTTCAAAAATTACAGCATTATCGTCACAATTCCCATTTTAAAGAGTCATTTTCAAGACTTTTTTCTTATTTCCCAAAATGGACATTTTTAAAATGTCCAAAATCCATTTTCCTTTTTACTTTTGGGAAAAAAATTGTTACTGAAATATATTACCTATATACTCTATATATTTGTTACCATTTATCATATTAAGCCAGAAAAAGTAATTGTTATGATAAATTTTGAGAAATAATGTTAGTAAATTTAGTAAAAAATTAGTTTAAATAATAAAAATTAAACATTAAATAAATACATTATGGATGATTTCAATGTTAGTTCATTACATGAATCAAAGAATGAATGGGGTGCCCGTTTATTGACAATTTTAACGCCATTGATAATTGAAGGATTCAAATCAATATTCGAAGAATCATACAAACTTTGTAAAGAAAATGGAGAAACAGAAAAATATTTAATGACATTTCAGAATTTTATCACAAGAATTCCAAAATGGAATGTTTCAATAATTGAGGAAGAACGTAAGAGGATAGTAGAAAGAAGTAATTGTTCTTATTTAGAAGAATTAGTAACTTGTATTCATATTGTACAATTAAAGATTTTAACTGCTATGCGTGTTGGACAGAAACAAAAAAAAATAGATATTAATATTCCAAAATTAGAAGATTTTATTCATAGGGCATATATTAATGTAGCTAGAAAGGTTTATAAAAATGTATATTTATTTGAATTAAATATTTCTCCATTACAGATTCAGAAACATAATAGAGAATTAGAAATAATAGTTCAAGAATGTATATTAAATGCTGTTAGAGAAAGTATCCCAGTTGAAAGTATTTTAAGAGCATATATGGATGAAACAGTTGAAGAAGATGTTGTTGAAGAAATAAAAGAACAGGTAATAGAAAATCCAAATCCAGAAGTTAAAACAGAGTCAGAAGCAATCTTTGAAGGAAAAGAAGAAAATGTTAGTTTAAAATTTAATGATGTTGATTCAGTGATGAATAAAAATGGTGATGAAGAATTGATCAATGCTCCAAAAACAATTGAACGTTTAGAAGAAATAAGCACATTAAGAAATTTAGCAAGAAAAATGGAAGAAGAGGAGGAAGAAGAGAAATTAAATATATCAAATGATGAAGTTTCATTAGATGGGTTAGATATTCATGTAATAAATCCTCCTGAAGTAAGATTAGATACAGATTTATTATTAGATGATATAGAAATTTTAGCATAATAGGCAGGACACCTGCCCGACCGTTTAGATATAATATGCAGGACACCTGCCTGACCGTTTAGATATAATATGCAGGACACATGCCCGACCGTTTAGATATAATTGGCAGGACACCTGCCCGACCGTTTAGATATAATTGGCAGGACACCTTATAAACAATTTATTATATATGTTATAAGGAAAAGTTCGGTAAGCAGCATTTAAACGTAATTTTCTAATAAATGCGTAATTAATTAATAAGAAATGTAAAAATATATTTTAAAATGGATAATATATTTTTAGTTGCTGGAGTAATATCGGTAATTTTTTTAATTGCCAAATTTTTAGAAATGAGATTTATTGATAAGGAGCCAAAACCTCTTAAATATTTAGTCAGAGATACATTGTTAATTTATATAAGTGTTGTAACTGGTAAATTTATAGTTGACCAATTAAATCCAATAATTCATGAAACTACTAATCCTTCTAATCCATTAGCTTTTACTGATAACCCGCCATTTTAACGTCCAGTCCAAACTTTAACAAAAGGGTACAACACTTTTTTTTTTCTAAGGTCATTTTGATATTCTTCATATGAGTATCTAAACGAATTATTTTTAGGTATAATATCTCCAAAAAGAGAGCCTTTTTGCTTTATTTGCGGATATTCCATTGAAAATAATAATCCCATAATTCGTTCTAAAGAACAACGGTCAGCCCTATCATGAATAACATTAACCAAATTAGTAAAATTATATTTTTGTTGTATAAATTCTAAAAAATTAAGTGTAATAAAAGCCTGGGAACCAAAAACAAGATTAAAACTATCTTTATTAGGCTTTCCAAAAATAATATTATTAGAATCATTTGTAGTCAACTTTTTAATAAGTTCATAACTTCTATTTAATGAAGAAGCAATTCGTATTAAATTGTGTATATTTTCTTTATCATAAATATGATGCCATAATGGTAAAACAGGTAGATTAATTTTTTCAAAAGGAATTCTTCTATGAATAAATATACTGTCGTGAATGATAACAGCTTTTTTAAACCATTTATATTTTAAAAAATAATAATAAGGTAACAATTCTCCTCGTCCCGGAAATTCAGATTGAATAATAATCAGATTTTTATAAGGAAAACCAGGTTTAACAAATTGTTGATTACTATTATCATCAATAATAACAATTAGTTTAAAAGGATAATATGTTCTAATAAGTTTTACGGATTGATTCCAATATCTATTAGTTTTTTCATTATTAACATGTCTAGAAATTATAAATCCAAAATCAGTCATAAAAGAATATTTGGAGTTATTGTTATTGTTTTTGTTTTCCTCTGGTATTTCATTATGAGTTTCATAATGTGTTTCAATCGTAGTTTCATAAAGTGTTTCAATCGGATTTTCATAAAGTGTTTCAATTGTATTTATAGGTACTGATTCAGTAAAAACAATATTGTCAGACATAAAATAATATAATATAAAAATATATTATTTTATATAATTTTACAAAAAAAAAATAATTCTAACAATAACTTGGTAATTCATCAATATTAATAATAGATTCATTTTTAGGTAAATTCTTGTTAGGTATAATAAATTGACTAAATTCTGTTCTATCTAATTGTGATGTAGGAGTATGATTATGAACATAACGTGCAATCATTTTGTATAATTTAAAATCAGGATACCTTTCACTGCCATTATTTTTATACAAAACATTAATTCCATTATCATCAATACACCATTCAACTATAAGTTTCACAATAGGAGAACATTCATTCAGATTTTTAATCATTTCAAAGTCATCAACAATATAATCAAAAATAGAGCAAGCCAATCTACATAAGTCAAAACTAAAATTAGGTTCTAATCGTGGTTTTTTATCATTAAAATAAGGTTCGGTATTGTATTGGGTAGCAGCATCGCCGCCAGCTTGAAAACTATCACTACAAAATAGTTTTCCGTTTAGTTTATAAATAGCACGTCCAAAATCAATAATTTTATAAATTTTTCCAAATGTTGGAACCTTGTATGTTTTTTTTTTATAAGTATAAAATAAAAATTTTCTATTAGTTGGTACATACATGATGTTGTTTGTATGGAGGTCATTATGAGTAAATGAAAATATTTTTTGATATGAAATAAGAATCATAATAATCTGCATTAAAGCTGAAAACCATTCATCATCAGAAAGATATCCATTAATAATTAAATTGTCAAAGGTATTTTCACAATGTTCCATACAAATAACCTGAACAGGAAATTTGGGAAATGTAAGAAAAAGAGATTCTTCTTCAAGGTCATCAGATTCACTATTAACATCAGTGTATTCAGTATTATTATCAGATTCAGAATTAAAATCATTATCCTTTTCAGAACTTAGATTAGTTTCAGAATTGGGATGTTCTTCATTTTCATTAGTATAGGAAGTTCTAGAAGAACAAGTAGAACCAGATTTTAAAGTTTTAGATTTTTTTTCAGAAAGCGATGAAATATCAAATTCGTTAGAATTAGTTATATCAAGTAATTCAACCCCCATGTTTTTAATATCATTAAGAGACACAAGTGAATTGTTAGTTTGAAATATACTTTCAAACAAGTTTTCATCAATAGATTTTAAAGATAAAGCAGATGAGTTAGATTTTAAGCTATTTGAAATATTTAATGGTAAAAGTTTTTTTTCCTGAATGGAAGAATTATTAATTAAGTGAGAATAGTCTTCTACTTTGAATAAAATATTTTGTTGTTTGACAAAAAAGTCTGATTGTGTTAGATAATCAAGATCATCAATAACGTTAATTTTAAAATCATTTTTTACAGCTAAAAAGGAACCATAATATTCAACTCCATGTATAAATTGATGTTCTTGTAATAATTGATTAGTTAAAAATGAAAAAAATCCGTCAATATAAGAGGAATTATTAGGATCAGCAATTTTAGGATGAATTTTTGAATATGGTAAGGATGGTAAGGTAAATAAATCAGGGTCATTGTAATTATATTTGCCAACCAAATATTTGAATGGGTCTAAAAGAGGAGCCATTTTAATGAAAACCTTTTGAGAGATGATAATATCATTTTCATCATGGATATTTTTAAGTTTAGCATTAAAAATATGAAGATGTTGAGCTTCTTTATTTTTGATATCCTTAATATCAGAGATGGCCCATTTATGATTAAGATTAATAGAATTAAAATTAGTTTCATTAAGTGAAAAAAATCTATCGTAAATAGGAATATAATTTTGTAAATTACTTAAATTCATATTATTGTTAGTTTGGAACTTATTGAAGAGACTATTATTCTTTCGTTTTTGGTAGTTAACGGAAAATGTCATTAGCTAATTAAAATATAAATAAAAAAAATATTTAACTAATTATTTTGTAAATAATAAATTATACTAAATAGACTAAATGATTTAAATGAATTAATAATAATAATAATTAAATCTTATAAAAAATGCGTAAATAAAAATATAATATTTAGTATAATAATTATAATGAATTTAGAATTAAAAAGGTTTGATATGAAAAGTATTAGTTTTAAGCCAAATGAATCAAAAGGTCCGGTAATAGTTTTAGTTGGTCGTCGTGATACTGGTAAATCGTTTTTAGTAAGAGATTTATTATATTATCATCAGGATATTCCAATTGGTACTGTAATTTCGGGAACAGAAGAGGGTAACGGTTTTTATGGTAAGTTAGTGCCAAAATTGTTTATTCATAATGAATATAATACAGCTATCATTGAAAATATATTGAAGCGACAACGTGGTGTATTGAAGCAAATCAAAAAAGAAATGGAGCAATTTAATAGGTCTACAATTGATCCAAGAACATTTGTAATTTTAGATGATTGTTTGTATGATAATACATGGGCTCGTGATAAGATGATGCGATTACTTTTTATGAACGGTAGACATTGGAAGGTCATGTTACTTATCACAATGCAATATCCTTTAGGCATACCTCCGACGCTCAGAACTAACATTGATTACGTCTTCATTTTGAGAGAACCATATATCGCAAACAGAAAGCGTATTTATGAAAACTATGCTGGAATGTTTCCAACATTGGAATCCTTTTGTCAGGTGATGGATCAATGTACAGAAAATTATGAGTGTCTAGTAATAAATAACAACTCAAAGTCAAATAAACTACAAGACCAGGTGTTTTGGTATAAAGCAGATGCTCACAATGACTTCAGATTAGGGTCAAAAGAATTCTGGGAACTATCAAAACAGATAAATGATGACGACGAAGATGAACAATATGACCCAAATAATGTGAAGAAACGTGGTCAGGGACCAAAAATAGCTGTAAAAAAGAGCAAATGGTAATAAAATTATATTTTCAAAATTGTTATAAATATAATTTAATTTAGGTATGATACAATTTCTTATTTATTATAATAATCTATAACGAAGATTATTATTATATAATGAAAATTACTTAAATTTTTAGCTATAATTATAATAATAATGAGGCTTTTACATTATATAACAGTTCCGCTTTTACTAAGTAGTAACAGTATTTTAACCGGTAATAAGAGGTTACCAGGTATTGGAAAAAGATTGGTGCCAATAATGAAAAAAGATAGTTTAAAAAACTCGCCTTTATATGTTCCAAAAACTCCAAATCAAAAAGAATATGTAAAAGCTTTGGATTCTAAAGAGGATTGTATAACAGTTGTAATAGGTCCTGCTGGAACTGGCAAAACATTAATGGCATGTATTAGCGCAATAAATTATTTAAAAGAAAATAAGATTGATAAGATAATTATTACAAGACCAGTTGTTCCTGTTGAAGAAGAAATAGGGTTTTTACCCGGATCAATGGTAAAGAAAATGGATCCATGGACGAGGCCAATATTTGATATTTTTGAAGAATATTTTTCAAAGACACAAGTGGCAAGTATGGTTACAAATGGACAGATTGAAATTTCACCGTTGGGTTTTATGAGAGGAAGAACATTTAAAAACGCATTTGTAATAGCGGATGAAATGCAGAATAGTAGTCCAAATCAGATGTATATGTTATTAACAAGAATAGGAACAAATAGCAGAATGGTAATAACAGGTGATTTAGAGCAAAGCGATAAATTTGAGAATAATGGATTAAAAAATTTGATAGAAAAAATAGAATTATTTAATAAAAAAAATAATTTGGAGAATATAAAATTAATTAAATTAAATAGTAGTGATATACAAAGAAGTCAATTAGTAGAAAGTATAATAAATCTTTATAAATATGATGAAAATGTGAATATGAATATTAATATTAATAATAATGATAAAAATATTTTAGTTTCAAAAAAACCTACATATAGTGATCCGGATTATTTTTATAACAATAGAGATAATGATGCTGCTTTAATTCCCAAAAAGGATTATAATAGAAAGTATTAATATTAAATTATAAAACACTTTTACATAATTTAGAGGCAAACCAGGTGCCAAGTATTAACCACATATTGGCGATAATATTGCCTCCATTAAATATAACCCATCTCAATCCAGAACAATAAGGGGTTAGAACAATAAATGGGGATATAATGAAACCAATTATATTTGAAGGAGTACAAAATTTATGGTATAATATTCCGGCAAGGTAATGTATAACAATCCATAATAAATAAATACCTATTAATTCAAATGTTATTTTCAAAAATTTTTTAAATTCAGTATAAATAATTCTTATTAATTTGTAAAACATAAAATTAACTTATTAAGTTAAATATCAAATAAATATAAAAATCAATTTTATATTTATTATTATTTTTTTATTATAATTTTTTAATTATTTATTATCAATTATGAATTACTCTTCATTTTTTTTTGGAGCAAATGGACCAGATTTTAATTGTGAAACGCCATAATCGGTTTTACCAATAACAACATTTTCACTTTCAAATAGTTCTGAACGGATATCAGCGACAGAAATTGTTTCAGGTTCTTTAGCACTAAATGTTTTTTCAATAGTATTAATATCAGATACACCAACTAAATTACCTTTATTATCAATATCCTGAGTAATAATATTTCCATATTTATCCGCATTCTTCTTATTTTCTTCAATTGCTTTTTCTTTTGTTTCTTTAATACGTTCATCAAATGCGTTTTTAGCAATTACTTCATTCTTTTTCTTTTCATGAGCAAGTTGATTTAATTCTTCTTCCATATATTCGACTCGACCAGTTTTATATGCTTCTGGTTCCCATGGTAACCATGTTCCAACAGGACCTACAAATACATCAAAACTAGGATCAGTTTCTCTCAAAAGTCTAGCACGTAATTCAGCTTCTTCTTGAGAAGCAAAATTGCCTCTAGATTTAAAGCCTCTAACAGAAGTTTGAAAATTATATTTAACATTAAATTTCTTATCAAGATCTTCTTCTTCACGATCCAAAAATGTCTTGTAATCATCTTCAATCGAAGAATTCACAATAGATTCACGTTCTTCTTTAACAAATCCATCAAAATCCTTAATAATATCTTCGAATGAGAGTTTATATTTATAAGATACGAAGTTTAGAAATTGATGAAACTTTTCCATAGATTTATTCATTTCCCACTTCTTTAGGAATTCTTCAAAGAAGAACATTTCTCTTTGTTTCAGAATGGTTTCAGGAGAAATAAATGAAAAACAGCCAAAGGATTGCCCGGCAAGAGGCTTATCAACTTCAAGTAAATCAACATATTTAGGATTAGGAGAACCGTCTTTCTTTAAGATTTTTTCAAAGCCGGATTTTTTGGCACCAGTGGATTTAGTTTTATTAATCATATATATAATTTTATAATTTCTTAGTTTTAAGTATAAATTTATTTAATTATTATTTTTTTCTTTTTATTTAATATAAGATGGCAGTGTTTGATGTTACTGAGCTAATCAAGCGTATTATTAAATATTTAATAGAAGGTTTAATGGTTTCTATTGCGGCATTTGCTATTCCAAAGCGTTCATTGAATCTTGAAGAAATTGCGTTAATTGCTTTAACAGCAGCAGCAACTTTTGCTATTTTAGATACCTATATTCCAGCAATGGGTGTTAATGCGAGATCAGGAGCAGGTCTAGGTATTGGTCTTAACCTTGTAAAATTCCCTGGTGGATTTTAAATATAATATAGCGATTAATCTTTAAGTATTTTTAATAAAATAATATATTTTATTCCTAATAGAATATATTATGGTAACCCGAACAAAACGAAGTATAAAACGAAGAAATAATAAAAAACTTAAAAAAAGACTATCAAAAAAATTAAGAGGGGGTGTTAATAGTCAAAATTCAACATTAAGTACTCCATTTGCTTTACTTGAAACTAGTAATAGTCAAGGTACAATGAATATATCAGAATTGGACTCTACACAAGGACCTATGAACTTATCTGAGTTGAATATTACAGATTCATCAGATATAAATAATACAACATTAAATACAAATGATTTATCAATAGATAATCAACAAGATATAGTCCAAAATAATACAACAACAATAACTCCTGAAGCAAATAATGAACTTTCGGTTTCTACAATAGATACAGATTTAAGTACTTTAAGCGGAAATACAACAAGTGAAGAAATAAGTATGATATTTGGAGGAAAGAAATCTAAAAAGTATAAAAAAGTTAGGAAAGTAAAAAAAGGTTCTAAAAAAATAATAAAAACAAGAAATACAAGAAATAATAAAAGACAAAGTGGTGGTCAGGGATTTACAACTAGTGAAACTATAAATCCAATAGCATATAAAGAGGATGAATATGATCAGTTCAAAAACGCATTAAATTATAAAACGAATTAAATTGTCTAAACAGTTGGAATAAACTCCCAATCTAATTCAACACACATTTTTTTCCAAGTTTCATCTTGTTCAATAAGTTTTTCCCTATCCTTTAATAAAGGGATATCATGTAAAAAATGTGTTTCTTCAAGTAGCTCACAAAATTTAAATAGAACATAATAATAATTCAAAAAATTAACACGATAATCGGGACAAGTTTTGGCATAAGGAGCTTGAATTTCCATAAATAAATTACAAAGTGTATCTTCTAATTCAGGACTAAAAACAGGAGGTTTAATGCCTAATTTATTTTTAATAAATGCGATGTGTTCATAATATTTATTAAATCCTAATTTTTTCAAAATTTCCTTGGTTTTATGATGTGTTAGTTGTTCAATACCAATTCTCTCTTTTTTAATTTGAAGTTGAATTTGGTCAATAACATCATCAGGAATTTGAGTAGTTTCTTTACCTTGAAATTGTGCCAATATTTCTTTAAAATGATTAATTTTTTTATAAGCATAAAAACATACTTCTTTAGGAGGTTCTTTATAACTAGGTTTTTCATTTTCAATTAAATATGGAATATTAACAGCACAATTATTACAAATAAGAACACCTTCATCATCAAGAGGAATCATTTCCCCTTTGAAACAATTTTGACAAATATCAGTTTCTCTAACATAAGAATTCATATCAATAAAAGTCTCATCAATATTACTTAAATATTTTTGAACAATATTTTTATTTTTGTTTTCATTTTCATTAACATTTTTATCTTTATTATTTTCTTCTTGTTTAACTTTAAAAATATTAAAAAGTAATTGATTTTTAGATGTTACTAACTTGTTTTCTCTATCAGAATCAACGTTATTAATATTTTTTTTATTTTCAAAGTATTCAAATATAAATTTTGAGTTATCAAGAAAATAATTAGTTTTTTTATTTTTTAGTATTTTAATAGTTTCATTTATTTCTTGAATTCTATCTTTAATTTCCATTTTTTGTTCAATCGGTAATTGTATTTCTAATTCCAATTGTTTTTTCAAATTATATCTTTCTTCTTTTAATTTAGGAATATTATCAAACTCATCTTTAATAAATTCATTAACGAATTCCTTATGTTTACCATCTAAAGTCGTAGAATATTTTTTACAAATTTTGATTTTTTTGTTAGCCTTTGGTTTAAAGGTTGGCATGGAAATATATATATATAAAATACTTTAGAATTATTTAATTAGTAATTTTTAAAAATATATAAAATTATAAATAATAAAAAATAATAAATAAGAAATATTTATATTTTTATAAATTATTAAGTGTTGTTTATAAAATAGTTAAAATTTAGAAAATAGTTTCATTTAGTAATATAATGGATATTGAGGTCAAGTTGGATGATTCCTCAGGAAAAATAGATATTGATAAAATAAAATTTCAAAAAATGGTATTTTTATATAATGCTTTAGACAGTGGTTGGTCGATCAAAAAACGAAAGGATTCTTATATTTTTACGAAAAATCATGAAGGTAAAAAAGAAATATTTGATGAATCGTTTTTAGCTACATTTATGAAGGATAATACAGACATTAATAAAATATTATCTTAAAAATGTAGGTTTATAATTAAATTAATAAATTTAATTAATTTAATTTCAAAAAAATTTTTTTCTTTTAGGAATGTATAAAATGGGAGGCGGATTAATGCAACTCGTAGCTTACGGAGCTCA